ATAGCCCAAACAATGGACATTAGGGTGGCGGATCTCCAAACACAGCTCGATCTCCTGAATAGGCCAAGAATCACGATCGATGAGCTTCGTTTCTCCCTTCGGTCTTCCGTGACACTCGATACTGCTGAGAAACTTGGGTGGTCATGGATAGGGTCAATGGCGTCGGCTAAAGCTCTTAAGCTACGAGCGTCTCCTGCTGAGTTTGACCGAGGCTTCGGCCGTGGAACAACACATAAAAGTCTGGTTGATCATCTCACTGTCAGGCACTCAGCTCGCTTCGACGAGCATGGGTTCTTACGGAAAGGCACGGTAGCTCAGAACATAATAGAATCAGGTGTTGATAACTTTCTCTCGACGATTGATCCCATTTTCCGATTTCTGTTTGTGCGAGATCCGATTTTCTTCAATCATCCAAAAAGCGGAGAGCTTAAAGACAGGGAAATATCCATTGCTGATCCGGACGGTAGAATTGGACTAAATGGCGGAGAGTACATAACCGGCTGCTTTGGGAAATTGACTGGGGTTGATTTCCTCAAGGTCATAAATAAGGACCTTCAGTTCTACAGGCGATCAGCACGGGTTATGCTTTATGGCGGCGCCATCCAAAGTTCGGACGCCAGCCGCTTTGGAGCGATGATGTCAAACTACGCCATAGCTATTATGTTTGTGGTTTTGGGCACTGAGTCTATGCACCTCAAGTGGTGTGCTTCGGTCTACGCAAAAATGGCTCACCGCAAAATGGCAATCGGCACATCTGTTAAGGCCGAGCTAGACAAGATGGCCATGCATCCCGACACCGCTGATCAGGCAAAGGGGGCGATAGCATGGCTCGAGACTATGCAGGAGGTAGGCCACAGTAACAGCGAGACATATCTTTTCTACGTGTCCGCGTCACACATGGGCCAGGGAATGTCGCACCATGCGAGCTCACTGCTACACGCTGGCGGGCTGCTAATATCACAGACTGCCGCCGATCATTTCAAAATCAGAGTCAACGGCACGACGACAAGGATCATTCAGCACACGATGGTCACGTCGGACGACAGCACGCTTCTGCCGAGTGCAGAGCCTGCAGATGAAAGACAGCACATGCCGCGACAGGACCGTCAGAAAGCCGCAAAAGCCTTCCTTATCAAGCAGCGGGCTGCACGCAAGGTCGCACTGCGGATGGTAAGCGTCATACCCAATCTCGCAAAGGAAAGCATCGCTAGTAACAAAGGAGAGTTCAATTCACAGGACACCGGGATCGGGCTTGCATGCCCCATACTGGGGTGGCGCGAAATGGTATCCTTGCTCGTAGAACCAACGGCCCCATCTCTCATTGGAGACTATCTGAACGCGCATGCGTGCTCAAAGGCGTCCGCAATGGCGGGTCAAGGCACCACATCAGGCGCATACATGCATAGACTGGCAATTGATGCTGTAGAAGAGCGGTGGAGTCTGCGTGGGGACGAGCTGGGATTTCTTTCAGCATCCCGTCTGATTCCTCAGGCTCTGCTCAAAGGCGCGTCGAATGACCAGCTGCTCAGCAGCCCCAGCTCATGGCTCTCTGCTGACATACGCGCATATCTACTCAAAACAGCAATAGAAAAGAACGCTGCATCCGAAGATCTAGACCCTCATGTCTCAGACACCGTCTTTTCTCCTCTGATGCATGTCAAAGTTGCCATGAGCCGACAGCACCGTGATGCGATAAGGGTACTTAAAACCAAGATTCTCGACCTCAAGCTCAAAGGTCACTTCAATGCAGCGCACATGCTGGAGGCTGCTTTGTCAGAGACTCTATCATCTGCCAAAAGCCGGAATCTTGGCCGCGTGGCGGCACGCATACGCCTCAGGTCCGTAACGCCACGCCCATATCTCGAACAGACGTTTGCTCGCGGCCCAATATTGCAGCTCACACTTGACTGGATTGCTCGCATAGAGCAAGCGTACATGGCCTCTGACATATCAGCTGATGATGTCATGATGGGCAACCAGGTGGCGGGTTATGTGAGAATAGTTGCGGTCGGAATCTTCGGATTTCCCCAGCCACCGACCAGGAGGAGACATACGCCCGGCCATCAAAAGAAGCCAAAGTTTCGAATTGCTCCATATGGATCAACTCCTTTTGGCCAGCATGCACTCCAGCGAAGCGGAACCACTGTCGTGGAATCATATGGGCCCGTTGAAAGGAGTCAAGTACAGCTCTGCTTGGCAAAGAAGAGGTTTAGGCTGCTTGGTGAGCATATGTTGTATGGAAATTCTTTTATAACCGACTGGCTGAGGGGTCAATCATGCCAGCTGGTAGCTATAGATCTCGTCGGTACAGACATAGATCCAGAACGTGAGGTTATACAGTTGGGAAACTTTGACCGTGATTCTGTGTTACGGCTCAAGCAGCTGCAGCGGGACAACCCTGACAAGCCTGTTCTAGCGATACACAGATACGTCTCGGGCCGCGGTGTTTGGCACTGTGTCCATGAAGGCAAGGCTCTGAGCGTAACTCTAAGTGCAGACTTGACTCTAGGCCAGACTAGCATAAGCCATGTCACACCTAATGGTACGCCTGTCATACTTGCTGTCCAGGGTCTCGTAACACAGTACCGACACGACAATCTTGGCCCTGATCCTCTTGAGATTGCAAACTATCAGGAATCAGATGTGGCTGCACCCATACCAAAGATCATGTATGACCTTGAAACGTCAATTATACAGAATCCTGG